GTTCCTGCCCTTAACGACATTTCTTATAGGATGAAAGAAAACCATGGCTAGACTGAAAGCATCTCTGACCAACAAACTGATCATTGAGTCCAAACCCAAAAAGACTCGTCAGGGTAACTCTAAGAATACAAAATTGAGCGCGTCGGCGCGTAACTCGGCTAAGAAGCGTTATCGTGGTCAAGGTAAGTGAGACCTGAAACTCGCAAAGCAATGGAAATGCTCTTCACTGCTAAATGGAATCTTCCTAAAGCAGCAGAGTATTGTAACCTAAGTAATAAGGAAATGAAGATTACCTTCAACGAGTATTGTAATTTTCATTCTGCAACCTACAATCAAGACAATGAGTCAACTAATCATCAATCTTCCGCCGCAGAAAGTCTGGGTTCGTAAAGAATACCTTAGAGACTTCCAAGATGGGTTTGGTGAATTCGTAGAGGGCGTCTGGGTATCGGTTAAGTCGATCCCTGGACGCGCTTTTTATTTTGAGACATACTTACCGAAGTATGCTGCAATGTATGATAAACTTCCGATCTCTGCGTTTTTATCGCGCCCCGAAACGCCTAACCCTGATCTTGACCTACCTAACCTACAGTTTTGGAACTGTATGGACTATGGCGTCAGATGCCTTGAGAAGTCCTTTATCACCTCAATGGACTTCGAAGTACGCACACGCAATTTCGGGTCCCTTAGAGGGGCATACAAGTTCACATTAGACAACTTTCATCCTGACGGAGATACCACAAATACAAATGTAAGCGAAATTCCCGACGAACATAAGTCTCATAATTGCATTGAACTGGAAAATGGGCAGTTTTGCCTCTATCCAAACAATAGAACAAGGATCTTTGACCTTTCTATTACCCCCGAAACGCCGCTCGTCCCTGATTTTAAGGTGAGTACACACTATTTCCAAGTTGAAAATGGTGTCAGATGGGGTAGACTAGGTGATACCGACGAGTATTTCTGGAAAACAGAAGAAGAAATCCAACAAGATTACCTAAATTCAATGTATCCAGACATTCCTGACGACATTACTGAACCAATTGTCAAGAAAGTATGTCCAAATTGCGGTCAAAACCCATGTGATGTCCGCTGTATATACGCAGACTAAATAATTTTAGGGATAGCAACCCCTTTAAAAGTTCTGGAAACGAACTTTTGGAGGGCAAAATGTCTAATCATCCTGTTCCCGACCATAATCGTGATATGATGAGGGAAGATTTTGGTACTGAATATCTCATTTCAGACCCAAAATCGGATAGAATTTTAAGAGAAGTGGTCGGAGATCATAAGCATGATCTAAAAAGACAGACTTTACTCCACGAACAGATTCGTAATGACGAGGATTACGATGATTGGGAGTATGGAACCGAACCAAGCTACGGAAAGAAGGTATAAATAATCTCGATATATATTGCCAATTCATGGCTGAGACTAACTCACGGGCTTTTAAGGACATTGATTTGTCATTTAAAGCGCATCCTGTTACAGGAGATCTGCCTGTTCTCAAGAATGAGAAGGCGATTAAGCGTGCTGTTAGGAATTTAGTGCAAACAATTGTAGGAGAACGACCATTTGCGTCCAACATTGGGACGGATGTGACTCGTTCTCTTTTCGATTTTGTTGATTTTGCCTCTGCTGGCGTGATTTCTCAGCAAATTCTTGATGTTTTAGCTGGTTTTGAGGGTAGGATAGCAAACACTCGTGTTCAAGTCAACCCAAGTCCAGACGATAACTCATTCGAAGTCAGTATTAGTTACGATATTGTTGGCGAAAATTTCGATAGTCAGCAATTCGAGTTTATTTTAGAGTCAACTAGGTAAAAAAATGCCATCTTTCAAGTATACTAACCTAGATTTCGACCAAATTAAGCAGTCGATCAAAGATTACCTAAGATCAAATTCAGATTTTACTGATTTTGACTTTGAAGGATCGAACATGTCGATCATTTTGGACGCTTTAGCATATAATACTTACATTACTGCCTTCAATAGCAACATGGTTGCCAACGAATCCTTCTTGGATTCCGCAACTTTGAGAGAAAATGTAGTATCTCTGGCAAGAAACATTGGTTATGTCCCCAGATCGCGGAAAGCAGCGGAAGCGATCGTTGATTTTGACTTTAAATTCCAAGGAGATTCCACCACAGTAACTTTGAAGGCTGGATTAGTCGCTGTTGGAACTGTAAATAATACAAGTTATGTATTTTCGATCCCAGAAGACATAGTTACAACGAGTCCATTAAACCCTGGAGAGGTTGCTGGACAGAATCCTAGAAGAACTGCAACATTTTCTGGAATAACTGTCTATCAAGGAACATATTTGACTAAACAGTGGACTGTAAATGGCAGCACTGACCAAAGATTTTTAATTGAGAACTCTTTTGTTGATATTGATACCCTTAGAGTTAGTGTTAGGAAGTCTGGTGCGTCTGCAGGACTCTCTTTTTCTAAGGTAGACAACATTATTAATGTGACAGGCACCTCAAATGTCTATCTTATCCAAGAAGCAGCAAATGAAACTTACGAATTGCTGTTTGGAGATGGACTTTTTGGAACAAAACTAGAAGTTGGCGACACAATTAGCATTTCGTACATTATAACAGACGGTAAGGATGGTAATGAAGGTAAAAACTTTGCATTTTCTGGAAATATCTTAAATGATTCGGGTACACCCATCTCCCCTTACGAATTAACCACCGTTACGACCTCTCAGAGCGCCCGTAACGGGTCAGATATCGAGTCTGTTGACTCCGTTAGGTACTTTGCCCCCCGAATGTACTCAGCGCAGAACAGGGCGGTCACACCACGCGATTATGAAGCGATCGTTCAGTCAATTTATCCCAATACTGAGTCCATTTCTGTCGTTGGTGGAGAAGAATTAGATCCTCCCGAGTTTGGAACTGTTGTTTTAAGCATCAAGCCGAGAAACGGGACATTTTTGTCTGACTTTACCAAGCAGAACATCCTCACTAAACTTAAGAGTTACTCTATTGCTGGTATTAACCAAAGAATTGAGGATCTGAAGATTTTGTATGTAGAGTTGGTCACTTCAGTTTACTACAATAACAGCATTTTTGACGATCCTAACGAATTAAAATCGCAAGTTATTCAAGCATTGACAGAATATGGCGGATCGACCAATTTAAATAAATTTGGCGGCAGATTTAAGTATTCTGAGTCTCAAAGAATCGTAGATCGTGCAAATCCTTCGATCACATCGAACATTATGCGCGTTCAGATGCGTAGAGACCTAAAATGTCTGATTAATCAAGTGGCACAGTACGAATTGTGCTTTGGTAACCAGTTCCACATTCTAGAAGGTGGCGGAACTGTCAAATCCACTGGATTTACTATTCAGGGAAGTGAGGAAATTGTCTATTTGACGGATATTCCTAGAGCTGACGGTTTATTTGGTGATATTGCCATCTTTAAACCAGCAATTGTAGAAGGTGGTGACTCAGAGGTTGTAATTAAGTCAGCAGGAACAGTAGATTACACTAAAGGTGAAATTCTCATCAATGCAGTTCAAATTACATCTACTGTTAAGGGTAATGACACCGTTGAGGTTCAAGTATTCCCAGAATCCAATGATGTTGTTGGACTCAAAGATCTTTACTTGAGTCTAGACCTCTCAAACTCTCAGATAAATATCGTGAGAGATACGATTTCCTCTGGTCAGCAAATTTCTGGCATTGGATATCAAGTCACTTCTAGCTACTCCAACGGATCGCTAATTAGACAGTAGGATGATCGAGACAAATTCGCCTTTAAGTCCCAGAATCAAGACTTATCAAGTAGTCAGTGAAACTGTACCTGAATTTGCAGTTTCGGAGAATCCTGCATTTCTTGAGTTCTTAAAACAATACTATATCTCTCAGGATTATCAAGGTGGACCCTCTGATATCGCTGAGAATATCGATGCGTACATAAAATTAGATAATTTAACCACGGATGTAATCAGAGGCACTACATCTTTGACTGCAGACATTTCTAGTTCTGCAGACACGATTAATGTCACAAATACTGATGGATATCCTGCTCGTTTTGGTCTTTTAAAAATTGACCAAGAGATTATTACATATACCGAAAAAAATAGTACATCTTTCATTGGATGTACTAGAGGATTTAGCGGAATTGACAAATATTCGGAAACTTCAGTAACTTGGAAGCAAACCCAAGCAGCTGCACATTCTTCTGGGGCAACTGTAACAAATGTAAGTGCTCTTTTCTTACAAGAGTTTTACAAAAAGTTGAAAGCGATGTACGCTCCTGGTTTGGAGGGAGTTACCCTTTCTCCTAACCTTAATGTTAATAATTTTATCAAAGAAGCAAGAAGTTTATACGAAGCAAAGGGAACTGAGGATTCTTTCAAGATTCTCTTTAAGGCATTGTTCGGAATTGAACCAAAAATCAATGATCTCGAAAAATATCTGATCAAACCATCTTATGCAAATTATGTTCGCAGAAAAACTCTCTCTGTAGAAATAATTTCTGGAGATCCAACTGCTTTAATCGGTGAAACCCTTTATCAGGACAACGATCCTAATAATCCAAATTATAATGCTGCATCTGGACCTATTTCTGAGATTCAAAATATTAGAGACGGTTATTATAAGATTTCCCTCTTTACTGGTTTTGACGAAAGGTCTTTGACCGACGGAACTTTCAGAGTTGCTGGTAGAACCAGAAACATTGGCGAAATTGGGATTGGAGCATCTGTAATTACAGTAGATTCTACTATTGGATTCTCTAGTATCGGCACCCTGAAAATTGGCGACCCCACAAATTCATATTATCAGACAGTTAATTACGGAACTAAGAGTATTAACCAGTTCTTTAACATCACACCACTTATTTCGACAACTATTCCAGATAATAGCAAAATATCTGCACCAAATATTGTATACGGATATGAGAATGGTGATCTGAATAAAGTAGTCAACATGAGAGTGACTGGGGTTTTGAATGAATTCATTACCAACCAACCTCTACAAAACTTAGATACAAATTCTTCTATTAGAGTAAAGAATTTAGGTAGATATATTGACAATCCAGATCAGGATAAGACTTACGAAGAAATTTTCTTCAACTCTTGGATTTACAACACTGCTTCTCGATATTATATCAATTCTTTTTCGGGATCGCAGTTTGTTCTGGAAGGAACTATTGATAAGTCAAGTTTAAGAGTTGGTGATATAGTTCAGATTCTGAAAAGAGGAACTCCCGATCTTATCGCTGATAATTTAGTTGTTACCACTATTAATAAAACAACTAAAACAGTTTCTTTGTCTGGGACTATTCCAACATTAAGCACATCTCTTCTGTATGATATTAGAAGGAAACAGAAGAAGGCAGTCTCAACTATTGTTCCTCTAGTTGGAGGTCAAGAGCAACTTCTTACTGATGTAAACAACACCTACATTGTCTCGGAGAATGAATCTGAGAGTGGTAAGAGAGAAGCATATGTTGCTTCTAGTTCTCTGCCCAGTTATCCTATTACAGTTGATAAGATCCATGCAAAACTTACAAACCCATCAGTTGCATTAGGAAACTTCCAGGGATATGATAGTCTAGAGAATGCTTATACTATTATTTCTTTTACAAATCCAGTCCCATTTAAGACTGGAGAAGAAGTAACTTATACTGCTGGAGAAGGGACAACATCTATCGGTGGTCTTGTACAAGGCAAAAGTTATTTCGTAAAGGTATTAAGTTCTTCCAATCAAATTCAACTTTTTGCCTCTAGAGCGTTTATTAAGGCAAATTTACCAACATACTTTGTTGCTCCAACACAGACAGTAGGAACTCACGACTTTATTCTTAGTAGTCAAGGAAGTCGCAACCTTTTCCCAGCTAGACCTATTCGCAGATTTCTTCTCGAACAAGATCTCACAAGTGGAAGAGAGCAAGAAACGACATCAGAAAATACCAGTGATGGAAATACTGGTATGCTCGTCAATGGTGTTGAAATCTTAAATTATAAGGGAGAAGACCTAGTTTATTCTGGTGGGTTAAAATCTATTGATGTCTTATCTGGAGGATCAGGATATGATGTTATTCATCCACCAAGTATTACTATTAACGAGGCGAATGTAAGTGCAGCAAATACTGCAGCTGCATTAGCAGTTGTATCTGGTAAAATTCAAAACATTGTTGTTGACCCAGTAACTTTTGACATTGACAGCGTAGTTAGTGTTCAGATTTGGGGAGGTAACGGTGCAGGTGCTAGAGGTAGGGCAGTAACAGAGGAGAGATTTAGAGAACTTTCATTCACTGGTGTTAGCACTCTCTCTGGTGGCGATGTAAACGCTACGGATAATGTAGTCACATTTAACAGCGAACATAATCTTCTGACAGGTGCAAGAATTGTATATGATAGGAATGGTAATTCTAACTTAGGAATTGCCACAACTGGATCCTCTAAGGATGAACTCACTTTAATGAGTGGACAGGATTATTATGTTCATGCAAACTCAGATAATTCCATTTCTCTCTATTACACTAAGAATGATGCTGTTCTTGGAGTAAGCAGCATTCAAATTAGTGAAGATGCAGCTGCATTAAATAGCGGTCTTCATGTCTTTAGAACATACGAACAGAAAACCACGGTTAGCAGAGTAAGTATTGAGGATCCTGGCGAGGGATACACCAATAAAGAATTGATCGTGAAGCAAGCAGGTATTAACACTGCAAGAGATTTCATTCGATTTGAAAATCATGGATTTAAAAGTGGCGAAATTGTTAACTATACCTACGACACCACTGGTATTGTTGGACTAAGTTCTACAAAGCAATATCAGGTAATTAGACTTTCTGCAAATAGATTTAGATTAGCAGAAGCTGGAAATAAAGGTGATATAGAACCGACTACTACAAATTATGATAAAGGAATTTATGCATTCTTAGATTCTGAAGGATCTGGATATCAAAGATTCTTGTATCCAGAAATTCAGTGTAGGGTCACCGTTCTAACCGAAAATCAACAACAAGAACAATTAACAGTTACTCCTATTGTTAGAGGAGAAATTGTAGATACGATTGTATATGAAGAAGGAAATGGATATGGATCTAACATTGTTAATTTTGAAAATCCTCCAACTATTTCCATTGGTGAAGGAACTCTTGGACAAATTGGAATAATTATTTCCAATGGAAAGATTATTTCGGCATTTGTTCTTGCTGGAGGATCTGGATATACTGGTCCGCCAGATGTTACTGTAGAAAGCAGCAATCCTAACGCAACAGGTGCTGTTCTTAGAACAGAATCTGCAGATGGAAAAATTACAAGTGTAGTTATTATTTCTCCTGGTATTGGGTATGAAACTGGTACAACCCTGGTTAGAGTTTCTCCTCCTGGAAGCAGACTAAAACTCAAAGCAAATTTAAGATCTCTTGTTCTTAACAAAGCTTTTGGATTAAATCCAAATGAATTGTCATACTTATCTCATGTTGATGGTGGTCTTGCTGTAAATGCTATTGGTTACGGAAACTCTATTAGGAATTTCTTTGGTGACGATGGATCTGGACATTCCCCTATCATTGGATGGGCGTATGACGGAAATCCAATTTACGGTCCTTTCGGATCAGAAGATCCCGACGATATTCAATCCAATGTTAAGAGAATGGAGTCTAGTTATGAAATTGTTCCTACCAATATTCCAAATAGACCATCTATAGTAGATTTTCCTTATGGATCTTTCGTGGATGATTATGTTTATACTGGAGTTGGAGATCTGGATCGCCATAATGGTAGATTTACAAAGACTCCAGAATTTCCCCAGGGCACATACGCATATTTTGCCACGGTAGACAATCTTAATGCACCAGTATTCCCATTTTTTATTGGTGACATTTACAGAAGTTTTGCAATCCTGCAGAACACAGTCAGGGGTCTTCTTAACAATCAACTTAATTTTAACTTTGAATCTTCAAGGTTAGTTAGAAATACTTTCCCATACAATCTGTTTGGGGATGGAAAAGCATATGACTATGTTTTCCAACCTTATAAGGTAAATAATCAACAATCTATTCCAGATGTTTTGGGAGTTGGATCTATAACATCTATTGATGTATTGGCATCTGGAAGTGGATATAGTGTAAAGGACCAGCTGGTATTTGATGAAACAGGCACAAATGGTGGTGGTCTTACTGCAGAAGTCCAAAAAGTCTATGGAAAAACTGTTAATAGAGTAAATAGCAGTCTCGCTAGTTTTAGTAATGTTCCGATCAAGCATACTCGAACTGGTGTTGTATTCAGAGTAACACCCTATCACGAATTCCAAACTAATGATACAGTTGGTGTTACTGGCATTTCTACATTTGTCAAAGGATTGGAGGGTTACAATAAAATTGATACCCCTCTATACAAAACAACCCTTACAGATGATGGATACACTGGAATCATTACAGACCTCCGTGTTGCGTTTGTTCCCTCTGTAGTTTCTGCTGGGGATTCTATCGGCATCGGAACTGAGATTATGAGAGTTCTGAATACATTCCCCAATGAAAAGGTTGTTAGAGTTGAAAGATATGCTGGATTTGCAACGGCATCTGCTGGTGCTGCTGTCACTTACTTTAGTAGCGAGTTTACTATCCCTCTTGCAGATATCCCAGTATTTGATTCTAGATTCCAAGATATTTACTATTTCAATCCTAAAGAAGCGGTAGGTGTCGGTACAACTGTCGGATTCTCAACATCTGTTAATGTATCTTTGAATGGAGTAACAAAGACTAGATCTATTCTTTCGAAATCTATCTTCTTAGAGAATCACTCACTGTTAAACAACGATATCATCACATTTGATAAGAGAGGAAATTCTGATATCTTTGCCACGGACTCAATCAGTCCGTATACGGTGCCTAGCGCCCTCACAGGCAACTTCTATGTGGTAAGAAAGACCAAGAATACTATTGGCATTAAAACCATCCCTGAGGGTCCAGAACTGTTCTTTACGACGACTGGTGATGATGCGGCAAATTATTCCTTTACCACAAATTATGATCAAGAAACTGCCGATGTTGAAAGGAATGTTCTGACAGTTGTTGCTGCTGAAAATCATGATCTTGCTGTAGGTGATCAAGTAAATCTCACCGTTCGTCCTGGTCTTTCTACTGGAATTGGAAATTCTACTACTGCAGTCGTAAAACTCATCGATGGTCAATTAATCATTAACCCTATTGGCATTCCTACTACTGGAATCAATACATCGACAAATATTTTCACCGTTAATGACCATGGTCTTGAAACGGGATTTAAGGTGCTTCCATATGGAGCATCTGGAGTTTCTACTCATTTGCCAGAGGGATTAGTACAGAGACCGTATTATGTACTGAGAATTGACAAAAATCAGTTCCAACTTGCAGATTCTAAGAAACAACTTCTTACAGATCCCCCAGAAACCGTAAGTGTTAGTGACTTTGGATACGATGGACAAACACTGAATCCAATCAATCCTCCAATTAAGGTAACGAGAAGAAATAATCTTGTATTTAACTTAAATGACACATCTTTGAGTGGATCTAAGTTTAGGCTTTTCTATGATAATAACTATTTCAATGAATATGTTGGAACAGGAACTACCGATTCTCTGGAGGTAGTAGGGTTTGGAACGGTTGGAATTGGAACCACAAATCCGCCTGATGAACCCACAAAAACTATTCTGTTTAATAAGCGTCTGAGAAATGAACTTTACTATGCTTTAGAAGTCGGTGGATATATTTCTACAGCAGATAATGATGTTTCCAATGCGACAAAGATCACTTATATTGATAGTGCATATAATGGGTCTTACTCAATTACTGGTATTGGATCTACTACATTCGATGCAACTTTAGTATTCGAACCAGAAGCTTCTGGTTACGAAAGCGCAGACTGTGATGAGTTGTTCTATACGACAACATCTATTGGAGCTACTGGTGGAATTGCACAAGTACGAGTAAACAATGGTGGATTTGGATATCAAGCATTCCCATCCATAACATCTATTGGAAATAGTGGTGTTAGTGCAGATTTGAGACTGAGAAGTTCAGATATCAATCGTCTTCAGTCTGTCAATGTACCAACAGATGTTTATGGTTATCCATCTGACAATACACTGAAACCCGATGCATTCCTCCCCAGAGTTGTTAGAATTAAAAATGCTGATAAGGTTATTGAAGCACAGGTTACATTTGGTGGAAGATCTTATCTAAACGCTCCTTCCCTGGTTCTTTATGATCTAACAACAGGAGAGATTGTTAATAATGGTCTAATCACATGTGATCTCAGCGACTCTGCTGTAAACTCGGTAGAAGTTGTTGTCCAACCCAGGGGTCTGAGCGCAAACAACTATGGACTTGCTCCTCTGAGAAACAGTAATGGATTGTCCATTATCGAAGCTTTCTCTGATGTTGGAGTTCTTACATGTAAGATTACCACACCTATTTTGGGATATGTTACTGAACCTTTCCAGATTGGAGAACAAGTTTATCTTGAAGGAATTGATTTTAATGGAGACGGTGATGGATTCAACTCTGGAGACTATAAGTTTGCAGACTTTACAATTGCAAATTACAACGCTGCGGTAAACCCAAGGCAAGTTACATTTGAATACGCTGGTCTTACCACAAATGTTGGCACAGGTGCTACGACCAAACCTGGATTTGGTCAAATTGTAAAATCCGCAGACCTTGCAAGATTTACAGCTACCAAGAAATTCTCCGAGTTTTCTGAAAATGAAAACCTGAAGAGAAATGATGACTTAGAGACGGATCTCATTATGAGATCTATCAATACTTCTACTGGAGAAATGGTTATTGAGGGTTCTAGACCGCTCAATCCAGATGACTCTCTTGTTGGTACAAATAGTGGTGATCGTGCGGAAGTAGATGTAGTTACAGAATTTGATGGATACTTTGACATCTCTGCAACTATCGATGCTAATCTTGGATGGTCTGATAATGTTGGTTTAGTTGGCGATAATAATCAGTTCTTGCCAGACAATGATTATTTTCAAAATATGTCTTATGCAATTGAGAGTGATAAAACATATAATGAGATTGTCACTTATGTGAACAATATTGCTCACCCTGCGGGAATGAAGAATTTTGCTAATACTCAAGTTCTTTCTGTAGCACAGGCAGGTGAATTTACTCAACCCGCAGATGATGCTGGTGGATTTGTTCTTGACTTTATTAGTGATCCGTTAAGAGTAGATGCAATTTATGGATTTGACCAATCCAGAGATGTTGATGGTGCTGACAATGTATCTAAGTTTGTTGAACTTAGATCTACAAGACTATCTGACTTTATCTTAAACAAAACGAACAGAGTTCTTGTTCACGATGATATCAGTCCTCAGTTTGTCAGTAATGAGTCTAATGACCTGAGTGACGATAGAACTATTGCAGCTGCTGTTGCTGGTAGACAGTTCTCAAGATATCTCGTACAAACAACTCACTCAGCAGAGAAT